ATGACTCATAGGTAGATAGGGTAGTTTTCCAGGAGTTGGGGGTTATATCGTGACCCACACCCTGAATAAATAAAGTCTGGGTAATGGATGAGCCCCCAGGCTGAATATTACTAATTTCCACCTTATCAAAGTAATCTAGGTCCAGAGCTGCTTCTATTCCCGTAGCGTAGTTAATCTGGTTAAGGTCTAATAGAAAGTTTTCAATTCTAATAGCTGTGTCTTGACGGCCAGCTACGTAAGCCCTAGCTAGGTTTAGGGCTAACGCGTCAGTTTGCATAAGCAGATTAGAGCGGTTAATGCTATGTAAAAAATATGTAGCTACAGAGTTAGAGTCTGTATAAGTCTGAGCCGTACCGCCAGTTCTAGTAAATGTTGCAGAATTGACTAAAAGCTTATCGTCTAGTGCAAATTGAATACCAGAATAGGTTATACCTGGGCTAGTCTGGCTAAAGTATGTAGGGTCGGGATATATAAGATAAGAAACTAAGCTAGCACTACGGTAAGGAGTACCTAGCCATGAAGTATTAGCAGCATAATTAGTCGGAAATAAAGAGGACTCTCCGTCGAAAGGATACGGTGTAGAGGTAGTGTTATTTTTTTCCATTACTACGGCATCTACTAACATCTGCTGGCCAGCTGCTCCCGTATTTCCAAAACAAAATCTAATATCAGCATGAGTAATGCTTAACCCACTTGGTACTGTAAAGCTTTGGCTTACTTTAGTCCATGAGGTAGAACCAGTAACCGCCGTACCATTGACCACCTGTACAGGGACGGTAGCGGTTAATGAAGTGTAATAAGCTATATCTATACGAAAATTAGGCGTACCTGTTATTCTTTTGAAATAACCAGATATATTCAATACGTCACCAGCTGTAATAGAAGGTCTCGCGCCTAAAACACGGTTACAAGTAACACCCACGCCGACAGTACCAGAGCCAGTTATACGGGTGAGAATGACTGATTTACCGCCCATATAAGCGTCTGCGGTATAACTAACTACCGAGATATTAGAATTCTGAGCACCCCAGCCTAAAGTGGGATTATCCGCATATTCAAAAGATGGGTTCCATAAATAATTAGTATTAGTAGTTCTAGGCGCATAACCGATAATGGTGTTTTGGCGGTTTCTAAAGGTAGCTTTTCCGTCTGGTGACATATAAAACGCACCTAAACCCTCTGTAAACTCTACGTCCCGTAGAGCTGCTAAGGCTGTGCGTGTAGTGCCAGGGTCGGCTACGCAGGTACTAAGACCTGTGTCTATATCGCGCTCAGTAGCTGACCACCCTATCTGGTCTAATATCTTTCCAATGCGAGCACCTGTGGTCTGACCTGCACTGGCTCCCGTAACAGTCGTTACGCTGGCAAGGTTGAATAATCTAAAAGCATCTTCACATTTGATTGTAACGTAGCCAATTTCCTGGCCTGTGGGATAGGTATAGTCATAGGTAACGGTATAGCCTGTAAATAGTGCATAGTCCACAGAATTATACGTACCATATATGGAAACCTTACGTAAAGGTATGAGCTTGCCATAATATGGGCTAGAAGTATTCTGTGGGTTAAAATCACCGTTAGGGTCGATAACTCTAAAGCTAGCCCTACCTACCTCGTATAAGTCCTGGATTATGTTACGTCCACGTCTAATAGAGGTCTGAGTAACCTGGGCTGATAAGTCTACTAAATCAGGTGTAGAACCTTCATTAGCCCAGTCTAGGATTACTTTTAGATTAGGCTGAGCCATTACTCTACAATCCTATTAAAGTTCAGTGGTGTACCGCTGGAGTTAGCAGAGTTCACAGTATCTATAATAACTGTCTTTAGGTCGTTTTCACTGATAACAGAACCAGAAACATTTACCACTACGGCTGGAGTATTACCAGCTGGCATACCTGCAAAATAGCTAGAGGACATATATGGGCCAGCTGCTCGACGTGCTGCCGCTTCTTCTCTAGCTGCTGAGTCTGCTGCTAATCCTGCGAAATATGAACTAGGCATATATGGAGAAGTAGCAGCTACACCAGCGAAATAGGAGCTATTAGGGTACTGGCCAGGCTTAATGTTAAACCCACCACCTAGACTGGTGTCTGGGTTTACTCCTGCTGGTGGAGTAATAGCTGAAGGTACTTTAACGGTATTGCCACCTACGCCAGAGTTACCGTTATTACCACCAGCTGAACCGCCAATAGACGGGCTACCTAAACCTGCTAGCGCACCTTTTACGGTACCAATCTGAGCCAAAATGCCAGCGATAATGCTAGGCCAGTCCTGGAATGGATTAGGAGCTTTTGGAATGTCTCCAATACCTTTACCGACTAAAGCTAGGTTAGTCTGGCTTGCAATAATTTTTTGGATAACCGTGTCGATAGTATCGCCAGCCGTTATCATCACGCCTATAGACTGTAGCGCAGCTCCATTAGCTGCCAATACTGCCATAGATAATTTTTCAGCCGCAGCTGCGTTACCTGTATTTATGGCTAATAAAGCTGTTAGACGTAGAAGCTGGTCTTCTGTGACCTTATTCTGCATAGCAGCTACTATCTGGATATTTTCCATATCAAAGACAGTCCCAGCGCGTTTTAGGGCTAAAGCCTCACGTTCACGCTTCAAGCGGTCTTTTTCAGCTTTAGCAGCCATAGCAGCAGCTTTCTTACGGTCTGCTTCTATTTTCTTTTGTAAATCCTGTTGTTTCTTGTAATCAGCTAAGAACTCTCTATTAGAAGCTGGGTTATTACCCATGCGATTACTGGCTGCTTCAGGGTTACTGAATAATGCTTTAATTTCATCTAAGCGTCTTTGTTCCTCTGGGTCGATACGAAAACCAGTTTTTAGTAGTTCTTTTGTGTAAGCAATGGTCACACCAGCGCGTCTGAATACATCACCTATGAAACTACCTACTTTAACGATAGCCTCTAGGCCAGTAGTATAGTTACCGTTATTGAGCTGTTCTAAACCGCCTATAATTCCTTTACCTAATTCCTCAGCGGAATCTCCAAAAGCTATTTTAAGTAAATCTATTTTGGCTGAGTAACTTGTAGCAGAAGCAGCAGCTGAACCTTTAAACTGTTCAGACAAAGCGTTTATGGCTTTATTAAAGCCCATAGCCTCTAATTCAGCTGTGGTATATGCTGTCTGAAGTTTTCCTAAAGAAGCATAGTTTCCATTATATGCGCGGCTTAAAGCGGAAGTAACAGCTCTTAAATCTTTACCAGTAGCAGCAGAAACGTCCATAGCGACATTTAGTAAAGCCATAGATTTTTCTGCATTTAATGTGGTGGTTACTAATTGAGCTATGGCTGGCGATAATTCATCTTTGCTTATAGCTGTAGCTTTCTCAGTTTTTTCTAAGTAATCTTCTATAGCTTTAGTGTTATAAGCTAAACCTAAATTACGTAAAGATTGAGCTAACTTGACAGCTGCTTTTTCTTCTTCTGCAAAAGCAATAACAGAACGCTTTAATGCCTGAATACCAGCTACGGCTATAAAAGTACGGCGAGCTGTTCTGCCTAAATTATTGAAACTTTTATTCAGCTTGTCAGTAGATTTTTGAGCTTTCTTAAAACCAGTTTCTTTAAACTCTGAAGCTATATCTATGCGAATGTTAGACATTATGCAGCCTTTCTAGCCTGACTTCTGGCCTGTAAAGCTCTAGCTGCTTTATCTATGGCTTTAAATGTTGCGTCTAATGCTTTACCTTGATTTTCAGCGTAAGCAGCGTAGAGTAAACGTCCACGTCCGCGCTCGAACTTATCATATTGTTTTAATGGACCTACGCCATTCATAGCACCGACAAACCTACGGCCAGCGTCAGGGTTATTCGAACGCCCATAAACCTGAGTGGATTTAGTGCCTCTGTTACCCATTTGTTTTCTACCGTTAGGGCTTTTACGTCCTGCTGTTTCTACAATGGCTCCAGCTGCCGTTTTATTAAATAATGAATACAGACCAGAAAACCCAGCAGAATTTCTCCTACGTGCGCCTAAAGAATAAGTTAAGCCGTCTTTAATTTCACCAGCATTATATTTAGGAAAACCACGAAATTTAGAAGTCCTGCTAATAGTTTCTACGCCAGTGTCCTGCCAGTTATATAAGCCACCAGGCGCGCTTCCAGGTACTTTAGCTTCTGCTGCGTCTACTACCTCTTTTAAAGCCGTGCGGATTTCCTTATCCATTTCTTTACGTAGGTCAGGAGCAAACTTTTTTAGAGCTTTTTTAAGCTCTGGTACTCCTTCTACTACGACTGGCATTTTTCCTATCTTCCGCTTGTCTCTTTAAAACCTCGTATACTGCTTTAAGTAGGTCTTTGTCCATGTTAATGAACTCGCTAGGCGCGATACCTAGATTTACGGATAGTTCTGCTATCTGGTAAGTCCAGGTATCACGCGCTAACCATTTGGGTAATCATCTCCTAAAACCTCAACAGCCTTTAAGGTCTCTAGGAATTTATCACCGAATGGGTAAACTTCTGGAGCATCTGCTCTACGCAGACATTCCCAGGCAAGCCAGTAAATGTCCGACTGCTTTTGGTCTTCTTGAAAGGCTTTATAAAAACCCTTCTTAGCGTGTTGTTCAAAAGCGTACTCCACTGCTGGAGTAATCTCATGAGTAGACTCCGTGCCGTCTGCCCTAGTCACTTTAAGTCTTGCCATTTTTCGCCCCTATCTATTATTACCAGGTACCTGTAGTAGCTACAGTTACCGCTGAGTTTACAGTAAAGGTAATGTCCTGAGTACCCATGCTTCCTGTTTCTCCGTTAATTGGAGTTAGGTTATTGACCAAAATGTCAAAGGTGTACAAAGGATTGGTTGCGCTAATTGTGGTTGTTACGCCTTTTTCCTGGACCATTTTAACAGCTGCTGTAGTACCGTAAGCTGCTTGTAGTGTCTGCAATACGCTAGAGGTAGCGGTATCGTTTAGGAAAGAAACGGTAAGGGTAGCTGACTCTAGTCCTTTTACGAACTTGTGAGCTGTATCACCCATAGCGGTTACTTCAAGCTCATCAAAAGCCTGGTTTAGCGTCGCGCTTGTCACGTGGTCGCTTAGGTCTACAGTGCCAATCTTTAGACCTACTTTGTTATTTAAGAAAACAGCCATTTGCTATTCCTCGTCTTTCTTCGCGGTTGGTTTAGGTGAGCTCGGTGCTATCTGACCAATCTTGATTAGAAATGCCTCGCGCTCGTTATCAGTGTCTGCCATTTTAGCTCCAGTCCGATAGTATGGAAATTGTTACTTCACCAGCTAGCATTTCTCCTGGAGTACCATTAAGAACTCTAGGCGGTGCGAATGTGCCAATGCTGTAAGCCAATTCTGAGGCTTCGAGCTTGTTCACAATATTAAGGTAGTAATCTTCTATGTTAATAAGGTTTCCTTGGTTATCTAACATAGGTGCAAGTACGATAAGTTTAAAATTAACTTTAGGCTTGACCGTTTTGTAATGGTCGTTAGACGGCTCTATGTATGGGTCGCCTGGCTCAACGACAATAGAGTTTACGAGCGGCGTGGCAGGTGGAAAAGAGAACACCTGCCATACCGCATTATCACTTAGTGCAGCCGCGATTGTTCCACGTAGGGTAGAGATAGCAGACATTACCCGACTTGACCGCCTGGAGCTAAGTGGTCCGCAAGTAGCCCACGAACGCGAGCCATAAGGGTATTACCCATTCTATAGGGTGAAGGTTGAAAGTCTGGTGAAATGCCGCCAGCGTTAGAAGCTTGACGAGCCTGCCATATATCTACAGCTATCATAAGAGTAGCTTCGCGTACTTCATCTAAAAGCGCAAAATTGGTGTAAGTATCTGCGTAAGCATAGCCGTATGGAATTACGTCGTGTTTAGGAGCAGGTGTATTATTGTTTCCTGTAATTGCAAAAGTTACCGAATATTCACCCATTTCAGTAATAGTTTTATTACCGTTGAATTTAGAACCAGCTCCCTCGATATTTAAAGTCTGGCCTACATAAAATGTATGTGGATACTGAAAATAAATAGTCCCAGTGGATGCCGTATTACTATGGGCTAAAATTACTTGACGATTGAAATTTAATTTAGCTTTAACAATATTCTCAGCAGCCTGGCATACGTCCTCAACGGTAGCTGATGTGTATAAAGCCTGAATACCAAGCGCAGCGCGTAGCTCTGCTTCTGTTACGTATGTGGCTGGCATGGTTTTCCTTTCTAAATGTTATCCCTGGCGGTTAGGGCTGAACCGCCAGGGTAACTCGATTACCTACTAGGAGAGGTTGAAACGACGTACACCCTTACCAGACTTAGCTACATAAATAGCCAAGTATCCGTAAAGGTTAATCTCTACTTCACCTGATGTTAAAACATTAACACGTAGGTTAGTGGTTGGAGACTCCCAAACGTATACAGAACCAGGAGCTACGAGGAATGCTGAGTCATCAACAATTCCAGCTGCTGAAATATTGTGGTCTACGATTAGGTCAGTTCCTAGAACATTTCCTACTACTGAAGTAGGTGAAACAGCTCCAGCTGCATTCATTGGAGCAGCTGCTGAGTACAATGGACGGCCAGTGGTATCAGCATAACCAGCGATAGCAGCCCACTGGTCTGTGGATGCTACGAGCTTGTTAGCGAAATCGCCACCAGTACCCTTATATGCTGCTGCGGCTTCTGTCGAAATGAAGCTCTGTAGTCCAGCTGCGGTAGCTGCTACGCCTGTAGCTGCTGTGCCGTTAGCTGTGAAAGCTGCGATTAGAGCAGCGTCTGTAGCCTTCTCGTAAGCCTTACGGAGTTCTACCATTAGTAGCTCCATAAATGCTGGAGATGAGCGGTCAATGAGTTCAAAAGAAACTCGGTTTAGGCCACTGAACTTCTCGACTGTGACAGTGTCATAGGCTGAAGTCATGCCTGTTTCAGAAGGTGCTGAACCCTCGTTAGTGTCTGCAACTGTAGGAGCTGCGTTAGGTGTACCAGCATTTGTGTACAAACGTGGGACGGTGAAGCTCATGCCAGACTCGATTAGAGATTGACGTGTTACAGCGTCAAAAGCTGGACGGCCTGAGAAGGTGTCTGTAATGAATGTGTTTAGGTGCTGAGGAAGTGTCAAGCCAGTGTTAGTGCTGGTTGAGTCGTCCGCTGCACGTACAAGCTGACGAGCATTATCGTCACCTAGAGCTGCTTTAATGTTAGCTTCTAGGTATTGTGCTGATGTCATTGGAGCTACACGTGGTTGAGCGTATACACGTGGTGTAGCTGCTGTAACCTTAGGAGCTGAGGCTTCTACCGCAGGGGTTTCTACCTCAGGTGCTACGGCTACGGTGTCTGGAGTTTTCTCCACGACAGCCTCGCTTTCTGTTGGTTGGTTTTCTTCTTCTTTCGCTTCTTCCGCTTCGGATGCAGCGACTTCTTTAATCTCAGCCGACTTAAAAGCAGGATTTGAGACTAACGAAACTTCTACTAGCTTTGCAGCTAGAACATGGATTACGCCATTGGCAGGACGTGAGTCAATAACTTCTACGCCTACTGACATACCTGTTTTTAATCCTTCTGATGCCTCGATTAGTGCATCAGTGGCTTTAGAGGACGCGCTTAGTTTGAATGTGCCATACCAGCCGTCTTCTGTGGCTTCAATAGATTGAGCGCGGCCTAATCTAACTTTATCGTTATGTTCTTCTAAAAAGAGAACTTTTTTCGGGTCGTCTACTTGGATTGACCCGCGCTCAAAAATAACTTTACCAGCTGAGGTATGTCCTATTTCGCCTATAGGTGCGATTTTTCCGCTGATAGTGCGGCGAGCTTCATCAGCTGCCGTAATCTCGCTAGAGAATGTCAGTTTCATTTATGTTATTTCCATTCGGTGTGAGGTCTTCCATTTCCATAGCTTGCTCTACAGAAATTAGTCCCAGGGTTAGCATTTTCTCAATGACGTTTAATCTTTCCATAGCATCAGAGCGTAGGAAAGTATCATCTATAGCAAAACGCACAATATTACCGCGTGGAGTAATATCATCTAGGCTTAAACGGTCTTCAATAGCTGCGTAGTAAGGACGTAGTGATAAATCTACGAATTGTTTACGCTCATCTAATACATTGGCGTAAGTCATTGAGTTATTCATTTCAGCAGATAAATACCATGCTGGCACATTCATCATTCTGGCTATTTGAGTCGCCATAAACTGTGCGCTCTCGTTATAGGTCATGTCCTTAGGAGAGAACTGTGTAACTGAATAATCTAAAGTAGAAGTCATGTAAGCCGTAGAACGATTTTTACGAGAACGTTCAAAAGAATTTACAAGAGCCAGGGCTTCTGCTTCTGATAAATCTGCGCCTGTGTTTTTAATTACACCAGTAGGCATTGGAGTAGCTACGGCTGTGGATGTAGCTTTTTCTAAATCGACAGCAGCGCGTATAGTACGGGCTCCACGAACTAAAACACCCTCGTCTCCTAAAGATTGGAAGGTGACAAGTGAACCAAGTCCAGACATTGGTACAGGGTTGCCGTTTACGTAATATTGAGTAACGAACTCGGTGTACAAGTCTGTATTGAATGTAACGCGGCTATTGGGCACCCATTCGAAAGACAGTGGTCTGCCGTCGAGCTCGCTAACGCTCGTTACTTGCCAAAATGCTTGGCCGTAGAAAATAAGACTATCGACAGTCCATGCAAGCGTGACGGAACGTGGCTGCGAAATTGAAGGCTGTCTTAACCAAGCAGGAGCGTTATCTACTTCTTCTCCAGTAGCCTCACGGTATAACTCTAAAGGTGTGCTAGCTACAATTCCTTTAATTAAAGAAGCTGCACGTGCAACGCTAGGGACGCTAATCGCGTCAGCGCGTGAAATGTTACCTACAGTTAGTGGCGCGATAGTCCAATTTTCCGACATAATCTGCGGCGCGTTCTGCGCTTCGATTTTGGTCGGACGAAAACGGTCAAAGAGTCCCATTCACAATAGGATACCACACAAAACGGACAATTAGTGCAAACTACACAGTTATAATAACTGGCTTTGATTGTGGCTTTAGTAACTGGTGGACCACCATGGCTAGGCCGATAGCTGCGCTAACGTCCCCTGCCGACTTTCGACGCACTATGCGCCACCCTGCGTCGTTCTCCTTAGCCGCACAGTTATTCATGGAGTCCACCAGTGACTTTTGTCCGACGTGAACTAACCTAGCATTTACTATGGAGTCGTACAAGTCACCACAGGCTTGATAAAACACCTGGCCGCTCATATCTTGTATTTTGTAGCCAGTCTGCGCTAAACGCTCAGCTACGCTCATTGTGGAGTACTTATCAAAACATATCATTACAGGTCTGTATTGTTTAGCCCAGGTTGAAATCTCAGCAGCCATAGCCAATTCATCTACAGCCACCTGGCTCTCGAATTGCGCTATTACGCCTACTGCTATCTTGCCGTCATCCCTAATCTGGCCAGCTACTAGGCTAGCGTTACGTTTATTAACGGATATATCCATAGCGAATACGGTCTTAGGTCCTGGAGCTATTACAAGGTCCTGAACCGTTAAATCCTCGAATGCGTGATACGGCCAGGGTGATTTCAGTGCGCTAACCCAGGAACAAAGTACCTCTGTACGGGTAGCTTCTACGCTAGAGGTAGCTATGGCTTCTTCTATGGTTTCTTCATCTATCAAGTAGCCTAAAGCTGGGTTAGATTGGTACCAGGCGTTCTTATCGTGAATTTTGGCGAACTCGTCAGCTGAATACTCCCAATAACCTAAGCTAGCTGGTGGGTGGTCTATAGCGCGCTGTCTAAGGGTATTTAAGACTGTTGAGAACGCATCACCAGCGTTACTGGTCATTAAAACCTGGCTATTCTTACGAGCGCGTGTAACTGGCTTAGCAGCGGTAAAAGCTTCTTCTGAAATCTCGCGTAACTCGTCGATAAATAACAGGTCCGCGGTCTTACCACGGGAGCCGTCTCTAGTCGCCGCGACTATTTCATATTTAGCACCTGTTAGGAGCTCTATGCTTTCCTGGCCATTAGCCACGCGGACCTGTTTTATCTGAGCCATTAGGCTGTCGTTCTGTTCAATTATATCAACAACTTTATTAAAGGTATCTAAAGCCATATTACGGTTAGAGGACATAGCCACGATATTGCGCTCACCGAAAACGAACAGGCCAGCCAATATGCGTACCCTTGCTAGGTGAGTCTTTCCGTTTTGTCTTGCAATTAGAAGCAGATTGGATTTACGTCTAAACATTCCTTCTTTGTCCACTTTAAGCATGTCCTCTAGTAC